ATTGAAAACTGCGTCTTCAAGTTCTTGTTCAGAAATATCAACTAAAGCATATAGTTCGTGTGCTGGAATTTCTTCCAAGCCAACTGCATATCCTGTAGTTTCTGTTCTCGCACCCTCTTCTGCAACCCATTGTGCCGCAAATGTACCAGTTCTTTTTGGCATTTGAACACTTCTGTTTGTAGTAGAACGCACTTTAGAGATTGATCTAATTGGGCTATACTCAATTATACCTTTGATTAATTCTCTCACGTATTCTGGTGGAGCTAAATAACCAGCAGTATTGTCGTTAGACACAGTAAGAACTTTTAGTTCTTCAGGTGCTAATGAGTCTTTGCCTTTTCTTAACCATTTATCAAAAACTTTTTTCTGCATTGATTCTACTGGAGAACCTTTGCCAAAATCAGGTCTTGATACAATAGTTTCTAGTCTATCTAGTTGTGCTTTAGTTTGATCGTTAGCTTTTGTTTGTGCATTTTCCATATCAGCAAACTTATTTAAATCACTTTCGATTTTTGTAAGTTTAGTTTCTGTTATCGGATCAGCAACACCTTTGCTTTCGATCTCTTTGATTCTTTTATCGTTTGTTTCTTTAAAAGCCTCAAAAGTTTTTCCTAAAGTTTCAACTGCAGACTTTACTTCATTATTATCCATAATTGTTTCCTTTTTGGTTTTATTGTTTAAGTATATTAGCTACTTTATTAATTAAAGTTGCTAATTGTTTATTGTCATCAACAGCATCTCGCTGAGATAAGGATTCAGATAATGCTTTCGCACCTATCTTCGCCTCTGTCCGAGAAAGACCTCCTGCTTCACGCAAGATTTTTTCCCACTCTCGAATATTTTTAGCATTCCCTTTTACAGTTTCTATTAAAGCACTTTCGTTCATTGGGAAAGTTACTAAACTGATTTCCATAAGGTCAACTTCTTTAAGAGTTCTTACTCCTCTCTTACTTTCATTATAACCTTGTTTTTCTGGGTCTGCTCTAAATCCTATGGACATACCATCTAATGCACCCATTTTTAAAAGTTCGTATGCTTCACGACCTCTTTGAGTACCCATAGCTAATTGTCCTTGAACAAATAATCCTTTTGAATCTTCATACATATCTGTAAAAATTCCAATAGGTTCATCTGTTTTATGTTGGTATAACATTTTAACTTTATTTGCTGGTCTGCTAGTTAATGATTTAGTAAATGCACCTTTTTGCATTATATCACTACCTTGATCTTCATTACCAAATATTGAACCATAACCAGTAAATATTCCTTTTTCATTTTCAGCTTTAATTTCTGAATGAAAAACTAATTTCTTAATTTCTGTATCACATTGGCANATACCATCATCTTGACAAACACAAACACTTTTTTTAGGTTTTTTTGGTTTGTTAGAATCATAACTTTTTCCTACAGCTTGTAGATATTCATCATGCGATCCGCAAGGCATATAGAAAGTATTACCATCAACATCATACCTATGTGTTCCAGTACAACCTATTTCTCCTGCTCTTGCATCTGCCGCATCTTCTCTATCAAAGTGATCCATATCTTTATCTGCACTGGTTGAGATAAATGCTTCTGATTCTGGTTTTTTAGGTTTAGCATTACTACTATCCCCACCATAACTTGCTTTTTCTTTAGATGAGATAACATCTGTCAAAGACTTAATTGCCTGTCCCATCGCTTCTATATCGTTCATAGAATATTCCTCCTTATTATTTTTTTTAAATTGTGAATTACAGACAGCTAATCTTTGTTCTGTTTTCGGAAATTCAGAAGTAGTTTTGTCATCTGACATACATCTACTTATAAAATCCTCTCTCTTTTCTTTTTCTTTTGGTTTTAGTAAAGGCATTATTTTCTTTTTTTATTAATGAATACCTTTATCGTATTGATTAAATGAAATCTGTCATTTGCTTGACATAAACATATTCCAAGTATTATTCCTATTGTTAGTTCCATATTTTTCTCCTTATAAAAAATCAGGTGTTCTATACATAACAGCACACCTGCAATTAATTGTTTCTCCAGCAGACCCTCTAGGATCGCCTGGATATTTTAGTCTTTCCCCTCCAACAACGAAAAATTCTTTTTGGGGAACCATTTGTCCTGAAGCAATAGAATGTGTGAATCTTGTTCTTGCATCTTGAATAGCTATCCACTCTTTCATTGTTCCATCTATCTTCATGTTTTCAGCAACTGTTTCATTTGCAAAACTTGCAACTCTATGAACTTCTGTTCTTGATATAAGGTTTGCTCTATAAACACCCATACCTATAATAGTATTTCTTAAAGCTACTCCAGTTGCTTCTGTTGATAACCCATCATTATATGAATTGTCAATAACTTTCGCTAATCTTCTTCTTGTTGTTTCATCTATTTCTGTAACCCAAGTACCAGTATTAACATCTATAAATTCTGCTAATTGTTTTTCAAAATCATCATCAAAATCTTTTGCAAAGTATCTTCCTAAAGCATAGTCTTTAAAAGCATAAGCAACAGTTCTATAAAGAAAAGTTAAAATTGATTTTAATTTATCCTGTTGTTTTCTTAATTCAATATCTAAAAGAATTTGACTTCTTGTTTGATAAGCTATCTGTACTTTCTTACCAAATGATTTAAAATATCTATTTAAAACATCATAGTATTGTCGTCTATATGGTGTTCTTAATCTTTCTTGTTGATACCAAGTTCTTTCTTTAATATCTTTAAATATTTTTAATTGTTTACTATTATAAAACATTTTTAATCTTTATTGTTTTTTTTCCATTCTTTATAACCTTGATTCCATTTTTCAAAAGGTATTATAACATTTCTTTTATTCCATGCCCAAGTATAAATATTATGTGATTTAATTTCAATAAATCTTAAAATATTATTTCTCAGATTCCTTAAAACGTAAAACTGTTTCATCATAAATATATTTTTTTATACTTTTATCTGTATTCATAATGGTTAAAACATCAACACTATTATATGCTTTAACGTAAGTATTCTGACTAATAGCAACACTAGAGCCACTCATTAGTAACGCAAACTCACTACAACCACTTACTAAAACAAACAATAAAATAATAAAAAATTTAATGTAATGTTTTGTTATCCTTACCATAATAAATATCCTCTAATTCAGTAATATTACCTAGTATGCTATCTGGATTAAAATCAATACTTTTTGTAATACAAATATAAGACGCATAATGTACTGCTTCTTCTTTTGATCTAAATGGACCAACTGATATAAGAACATTATATATGTTGTTCTTTTTATCGTTTTCTATAAATAATTTTGTTTCTTTAATCGGCATCTTTTTTATCTAAATTATTAATTAAAAATTTTTCTTTTTCTTTTTCTAATTGATTTCTAACTTTTGTACTCCAACTAAACCCTGCATCTCCACCCCATAATGCCCAAGCTATTCTACCATTTGATGGATAACCTTTTTCTCCCTGTCTAAATCCTTTTCCTGCTTTATCACTTTCGTGACGACTAAAGAAACTAAACATTCTTTTTACTGTACTCGGAGATAATTTCTCTTTAGCTATAATTTGACTTGCTCTAACTGCACCCACTCTAGTACCACCTCTGTTAAATTCTTTTCTCCAAGCAATACCTTTTTTTGCTTCAGCAACCATACTATCTGTTGGTGTTGTATTTATGTCACTAATAGCTTTTATAATTTCATCTATATCGCCATCTTCATCTTCAATCAATTCTTCTGGTATAACTTCTGTCGGAATAGTTTCATCTACTGAAACATTATTTTCAGTCATATCATCTGCTAAATTTAAAGGCATTAGATTTGCTGGTACTAATAAACTATCAGCACCCTCCATTGGTTCATAACCTAATTGTTCTCTAGCTTCATTTCTAGTTAAGATACCATCTTTAACACCAGTTGTAACAGATTCAAAAACTCTACGTCTTTGTTCTGCCATAGCTGGTATTGAATCAATATCATATCTTAATTCTAATCCATCATCATTAAATTGTGGAATTAACCATTCATTAAGATCGCCTTGTATTCTGTCAAGTAAAGGAATAATCGTTTCATTGTATAAAGCAAGTTTTGCCTCTGCAAAATTTGAATAAGTTTGTGAATCAGGAATACCTATAAGCTGACTTGGTACACCATAAACTAAAGCAATATCTTTAGCTGACATATTTTTTAATTGTATAAAGTCCATATCTTTTGGAGATAGACCCATTTCTTTCCAATCAAAATCTCCCTCTAATAACATTGGCTTACCAGCATTACCAGTTCCACTAAATCTTTGGTTTACATCATTCATTAACTGATTTCTTTGAACATCTGTTAATTGAACATGACCACC